CCGATAGGGTCAAGCATCTATCTCATTCCCTTTAGCGTCATAGGATTTATGGAATGGAGGTTCGCAATATCCAACTATTGCAACCGGCATTTTTGAAGTATCGAAATAACCACCTAACGCCGGTTGCCCCGGAAGTTGCTCGACACGTTTAGCCACTTCATCCCCGTATTTACGTTTCAACTCGCGGTATAACGTGTCCGCCTTAGCTGTCAGCTTATGCGCTCGTGAATAGAGTCCGTTGAGATAATGGATTACTGGTTCGGGATCGTCTCCAGCTAATAAATAACCGTGGTCATTCGAATAGACAATGAACCCGCGCTCTTGTAAAGCTGTAATGCACAATCTCACCTTACGGGTGGTTATGCTATCTATCTTGTCATAAATCACGGCTGCCATGTAATCCAGATCGTAGGGACTTTCCGCTTCTTGAAACATACCTAGTAATCTATCAACGTCTTGTTGGTCTACTGTTAGGTTGAACATTATGACACCTCCGGGGGATTAGGAAACTCAATCCAATAAGTAACAATTACTTTGTGTCCATCTTGCCACCAAAAACCATCTGCATAACAACAAGAATCAACCGCTTTTGATTTAGTGTTAGTTCCTAAAACGTTTTTTTCTTCTTCCGGCAACCTCTCACTAACTGGAATCCATTGTGTGAGTTTGGTTAGACGGTCGATTTCGGCCAATAGACATGGGATAGCGTTGTATTCCCAAATCCCGTCAAATGGATTTTTACGCAACTTTTCATGTAACTCTTTTGAATATTCCATTACATCCTCCATTTATCGATAATTATCAAAATCGTTATTTTTTATAAGTTACGCCCATCCCAGCCATATCAAAACGCCACTTAATAACATCATCTTGAAAAACAGCGCACCAATTAACATACGCCATTTGTCCATTTTCTGCGTAAATTTCTATTTTTGTAACCCCGTTATTTCCAACCTTGAAACAGCTTCCTTCATCGTTTTGCACAGACCAAACAGATTCTATTTCTCGCGTATCGTGAAGTAAATCATCATCTTTTGCTATCATCTCATCCTCCAATGGAGGCTATTTTGTTAGAATAGCCTCCGATAGACTAATTATTCAGCCGGTTTGAATGTATCTCCGACTTCAATCTCATACGCCGTGACTTCTAGACCGGCCGGGTAATCAATGCCGTCTTTTTTATAGGTACGCGGCTCTTTGACCTGACCCGTCACCGTGATACGATCACCTTTTTTCAGCGCATCATTAGCAACGGCTAATTCTTCCCACGCGGCACAATTTACCCAAACTGACTTGTTATATCCTTTTTCCCTGTCACCTCCTGTGTAGAGCGATAATCCGATTTCAAGCACCTGTTTACCCTGTGGGGTAAAACGTGATTCACACTTCATTACAGTTCCGGTAATTTTAATATTTGCCATTATTCAACTCCATCTGCAAGTTTTTGATATTGTTCAAGTGTTAGTTTTCCAATGATTTTGCCGGCAGACTTCATACCGCTGACTTCTTTAGCTGCGTCAACTTTTGACATATTCCATGAGGCTGCAAACAGTTCGATCACCTTGGCGTTCATGCAGTCGTAGGTTTCGTCATTCGTCACTTTTTCTTCTGTAGTGACGGGTTGCGATTCAGGTAATATTGACGGCTGTTTTGGTTCTGGTTCAAACCCGAGCTCGGTTATATTTTGTTCAACAGATCTTGTTGGTTTTTCTTCCGATTCATCCATGACATAATGAAAATCTGTTGATTCTACCATTTCAGAATCATCAAAGTTGTCTGGTTCTGGAAGGTGAATACGCGGGAAGCGTTTCCGTAGGCATAATTTTTCACCACGTTTTTTAGCGCGTTCGTGACGGTCAAACTTCTCTGTTTTACCTTCGCGAGCGAAGTTCTCACTTCCGTAAACTACGCCCCATGAAACCGTGACCGGTTCGGCTCCAATAAGTTCTTTTGATTTGTCAAACGCATCAAAGAACGGAACGCCAGCGTTTACAAAATCAAGGGCGATTTCTTTGATCGAATCAGTCCAACGCTTACGAGATACAGAATCATGCAGTACTACCTTGTAGGCAATATCTTTTTCAGGGTCAAAAACACAATCAGCAGGGTCAGCATGGAAGTATTCACACCACATATTCCCGCCAGCCTGGTTAGCAAGTTTCGCCTCAAAATCAAGTTGGTCTTGCGCCTTTGTTCTCCATCCTGCTACACCAGGGCACGGCCCGACACCCGGAAGGTAATAACACTCTCCAGCGAAAGGATTTAACCCATTGGCCGCTGAATATTGAGCAAGTGAATAAACCTCATTGTCTGAAAGTTTATTACCATTGACGATCATGTATTTCAACCGCTGCGCAATTTCACGCGCCACGAGCTGAATTTCACTTGATTTTACTTCTGTTTGAATTGCTTTAGTTTGATCTGTCATTTCAATCCTCCAAATAACTCATGTGATAATTCTTTTCTTAAATTTTCTTCCGGTTCGTCGTTAGGGTCATAATCCCACGACGCGCCACAATCACAAATCCATATTTTATTTTCGTCTCGAATAAGCTCTCCTGTCTTTGATAGTTTACCACCACCGCGAAACATAGTTACTTGATTAGGACAGTGTTCACACATTGCTACACCTTCCATGTCTTACCAGTCACCCAGATAGCCAGCGGGATGATACCGAACAGGAACGCCCCGCGCCAATGCGTAGTAGACAAAATAACATTGTCTTTTATTTTCTTCGTTCGCCATGCGTAAATTACGATCATGTGTACCTCCAGGCGATAATGACATATCCTTCAGAAAGTTCTTCTTTTTGAAAAGGAATGGAACTTTCTCCAAAGAACACTTGAAACCATTTTGTTTTTCCTCTTTCGTACTCACTGTCAAACATTCCGCCACTATCATCCCTTGGACGAATAAATTTTATTGATTCAATTAAACCCCTGTTTGTTTTTACATCAACGGAAACTTTATTTCCTCTAGGCAATTCTTTGTTCGGATCGTGCCACGGATTCCCAAACAATTTTTTTAGAATATTCATCCCTCACCTTCCTTTTTCTTAATTGTCAACACCGGCACTCTGACCGTTCCTGATCCTTTTCGCGCCTGTAATGCCTCGTGTACCAATGTCCTGATGATTACAGACTGTGGCATGCCGTCCGCGGACATTTTGACAATCTCGTCGTGGTCATCCTCGTACGGCTTGAAGGGTATTGCTGTTGATAGTTTCGCCATTCATTTCTCCTTTTGATATTTTAGGTATCTGCCAGCTATGAAGCCAACAGTGAATACACACAAGATGAAAATACATTGTCCTAGTGTGAGCATGATTCAGTCCTCAAACATTGGACGAAACCACGCCATTGGAATGTTTTCATTGATCCACTCCAGAGCACATTTTTTTACTATGATCCAAAGAACTCTGTAAACAGATTCTGGATATTCAGACGCTGATCGATTCCAGGTAATTTTATACTTACCAGAAAGTTTATCGATTTCCGGAATAACTAACTCCATCACATTGTTCGCTTGGGATTCAGACATTCCGTAGCCAGTTAATAATTTTATAAACTTCTCAAGCATTGTCATTCTCATTCTCCTCTCTGCGTGATACGATGCGCAGCCCCGTTGGTTGATTATTTCTTGCTAGACGCTGCGTATTCAGCAAGCGTGGCATATTCTTTGCCACCGATCATCCAGACGCGCTTGCCTTGTGAATTGGTGATACGTTGGTGAGAAATTCCGTTGTCGCGCAGTTGCTTCTTTATATATAACTTACTGTTGTTTGATTTCATTTATTACCTCCGTTTGAATGTTTGTCTGTTATGTATAAAGTATATAACACCTTATACCAAATGTCAATAGTTTTTTACGGCGATTTAACACCAGTTTCCAAACACGCTTATTTGATAGTTATTATCAGCATAGAAGTACATCTAAAATGTCGGTTATGCCACCCAGGAAGCCCCACAATCAATGAGGCACATTGTTGTGTATTCCAATGACCAATAACGCCATAAAACGGTATTATCATGCAACAAAAAACCGCCCGGAGATCAACTCATACAGGCGGTTTCGATAACCCATGCGGGTCATCCACCTCCGATTAACGGATTGACTTATTATAACCTATTTGTCGCATAATTGTCAAATATAGCCATTTCAGGATATAAAAACCTGCCAGTGGAGGCCTGGCAGGTCAGCGGGGATACACTAATCATAATCGATTCGATCCCGCATGAATATTATAGCACTAAATGAAGCATCCCCGCTGGCTTTTCAACCATACGGGGAGGCTGTTGACAATCACACGGCATGGAGCCGAGTTTCTTCCGGCGCAGCGACCCGCAATCCGGTATAGGATTGTCTGGCCTTATTACGGCCTCGTTATTTGAGTAGTCAGGTCGCTGCCTGTTTCGATTTTACCCAGTCATACGCTGGAATGGTAACTGGGATGCTATCCCGTGTGTCCTACGAAACCAAGCCCCTCACTGTACTCAGTAAACCCACCCTAAACGCATATAGCGTGTCAAGTGGTAGAACCGTGAGAGCGCAAACGAACGCTCATTGGCATTATGCCGTCCTTCCCTTAGACGATCACGGTTGTCTTACATGCAGCCAAGTCTTAGCATTCGTACCGCTTATGCAGCACTCTTGACCGCGCTTTGTGTGGCTCGGAAGGCTGGCAATTTACCGAATTTGAGCGCTCGTACCACTACACCACACAACCTACCAATAAACAAACTCCAAATACATAAGTATTATACACTACTTGTCAAGCGTTTATCATTATAGACATTAAATGTCTATTATGCTATTTTCTTCAGCACGTTCCAATCTGTCATCATATTCAAATCGTATGGGTATCCATTTTTTACTAAGCACGCGCCTAACACATGTCTCTTTGATCCCCTGGTTCTTTGCGAACAATATGCTAGCCTATCCTCGTCAACACAACATCCGGTCTGAATAGCAAAGTATTTTCCTGAAGCATCCATCATCCTTGAATATGAATGAGAGTGCCCCATGATAACGTGACAATGAAATTGATTAGCGATATTTACTGCGGTTGATTGTGCTGATCCTACTGGATGTTCAATCCTATAATCACCTTTTTCGGTGTGCAGAATTGAGTAATAATACGGCGCTATTTTGTATTTTGGATTATCCCCGACTGTAAATTGTTTTAATTGATCTGCAAACATCGGAGAATTCAACGCCGATAACAACCGTCCATCGTGGTTCCCGATCACATAGACTATTTCATCAAAGGCACTAGACAAGTCTCTAAATGCGTGTTTCGCTGTTTCTACTTCACCGCCTATATCATCATCATGGTTAGGTTCGAATTGTTCTATTGTATCTAAAAATTCTCCCTGTAGTTTTTCTGGTAATCTTTGCATAAATTCCATTAGCTTGTCATGCGCCTTGTCTGATATATCCCCTTGATTCTCTGACTTCCAATTGGCTTCCCAGTGGCTAATAGAATTGAAGTGCATTGCATCACCGGCTATATTACATTGTCTTACCTTCAACGTGACCGCTAATTCTATACACCTATTCATAAATTCGGCGTGATGATACGGAAACTCTGGGTCGGGAAGTATAAGACAATCCCCTGTCTGTTCTAAAGGTTGATTGTATTTTGGGTAAGGCGATTCTTTTATCGGATTGAATTGATATGAAGTGTGTACTGAACCTACTATCCTACGATATATTCCACGCACCCGCTCTGAGTCCATGCCAACTGCAGTTCCAATTTGTGCCCATGAATGATTACCTGATTCTACCAATTCTTTTATTATGCGCTTCTGTTCATCGTTTACAACGGTTCGCATTTATCCTCCTCTCAAAATAATACCGGCATTACGCCGGCATTTGATAGGTTCATTATACGTTACTTTTATCCCTTTAGTCCGAGCGCTGCCAGGATCCCAGCTATTATCACTCCTATTGAATTGGTAAGACTCCACCCGTTTACTCTCTTTTCAAGGTGATCTATTCGAATGTCTTGCGTGGATTGGCAGGTAATCACGGTATCAAGTTTGCTTGACATATCAGTCTGATTTTCACTGATAACATCTTGATTTTTCACCAGTGCGTCCAGCTTGTTGTTTATGTGCATTAACCATTCTTTCGTTGTAGTCGGTTCTAGTGTTTTTACGGTATCGCCTGCCATGTTTCACCTCTTAGTGTAGTTCAGGATGTGCGTTCCAAAGTTTCTCGAGCTTTTCAGAATCTGTTAAAGTGGGTTGATCGTCCCCGCCTTGACCAGGTTTCAATAACGCCGTTAAATCCTTAACAATGTTTAGATCAATAACTGGAGCGCCTATTCCATTACCATAAATATACCCGGGTGCCTTTGAAGTGTACTGCCACATTGCATAAGTAGACCATGCGCCCGTAGGGGGTACTGGAATGTCATTGTAATTAGCAACCCAAAGAGGACAGGATGTAAAATTTCTGAATGTGTATTTGTATCCTGTAACCGTAGCTTGTTTCAATTGAGTTAATCCAGTATTGAGATACATCACTAATTCGTGACCGGTCTCTAATAAGTATTCATTCTTGAAAGCTAAGGCTTCTTTCAGCGCGGTTCCGTACATACTAGAGAGCTTAGCCCATCCCGAACCTGATGAATCTTCCAAGTCCAATACGCCCCTTAAATTACCGAATCCAGATAGTTTATCCAAGAAATATTTACATTGATCTCTTCCTGATTGACCTGTGTAATTGAAAAACCAATACCCGCCCCTATACGATAATGGGCACGACTGACTGTTTTCTATAAATTTCGTATCAAGGTAACTTCCCGTAGGACTCCCACCCCCCACTTTTAGATAAGTTCCCTCAACGCCCTGATTAATAGCTTTTTGCCAGTCTATTCTTTCATTCCATTTACTGCAATCCGTAAAAATCATTTTTCACTCCCAAAATATAGGCGACCCACCACCAGCCACGAACCCGTCTTCTGTCTGAAGTTCAACACGTCTTATTCCTATGTAAGTTGCCGCGCCCCATCCATCAGAAATTTTGAGCGCGTAATATCGATATGACGCGGCGTTATTAACCGTGATGTACTTCGGATCGGCTTGGTTTGCGGCTACGTGTTGCTCGAATTGGTACGTTCCAATAGCAGTCCATCCGGTATCTGTACCATACGTTAATTCAGCAAAAGAAGCGGATGAATTGGAACCCATGAGCACAAAGTTCTTACAACCCGTGTCTGTCTCTAATCCACTGTAATGAGAATTCTCGTAGTAGATTCTCCTGATTATTTTTTCAGCACCAAGGTCTATGTGAAATCTCTGATTGGTCAGCGTCCCGTTAGGCGTTAACCATTGATTACCGGCATAACTTCCTGTCAAAGCCCTTTCAGGATCGGTAGTGTAGTACGGCCAGTAGCTTGTTGAATACTTTGACGTTGCCTTTACGTAAGTATCATTATGAGCGGGTGGGTACTGTGAAGTATAACCCATTATGACACCGCCGTTTTCTTCCCTAGAATTGAAAGTGAGAGATTAGTGACTGTTCCAGCACCCGTAACATACGGATATAACCAATCGCCCTTGTCAAATGTCGTAGCTGTCCATCCTGTGAAAACCGTCCCTTGATAAATCTGCGTTCCTGCTAATGCCGGTTTTGTTGCAGTTCCAATCATTGAAAACGCGGTACCTGGCGTTCCTGTTCCTACTTGTGCATAAGTCATTTTATAAATGTCAACCGTACCATTCCCTTTGATAGTCCCGGAGTTCAATCTTATTGATTCAATTGTCCCTGCGAACCCGCATTCCATAGGTGCGTATAACGTTGATCCAGCCGGACTAGAAATGAGATATGTCACTCCAAATTGATAATTAGACATTGTGCTCAATGAAGCGCGTAAAGTAGTTCCCGCTTCTGAATATGGGAACTGTGCCGTTCCCGTTGGCGTTCCTTGTGTTAGTGCTGAAATTTTTGTATCTGTCATGTTTTCCCTATCCTTTTTATATTCTGCATACAGGACTTCCAGAAGGAGTCCCAACAATTCCGTGCATATTGTCAATGACCTTGTCATTGGCGGTCATGGTTAAATATGTGTAGTGTGCTATGTCAGATGTTTTGATAAATGGTGCTTCGAATTGTAATCCACGAGTTGCCGGTTCAGTTCCACTGTTGTTTTTTGAAAATTCATCTTCTGTAAGTTCTACATTGAATAATTTTATTCTCCCGATTGTTCCGCCACATCCGTAACCATATTCACAAACACCATCTTCAAGTAGAGAAACTCCATTAATTATAATTCTATTGCCTATGTCGTTAAAATAACCCAAGACGTAGTCTTCTAGTGCCGTTGTTTTAGTAAAAGTTACCGGTGTTACCGGTGATCCGCCATAATAAAATTTTATACTTTCCGTTATTCTATTGAATGAAATTCCTATTCTAACAAAAGCTTCTTCTGTAAAATAACTAGACAAATAACCTAGATATTTAAACTGTTCATCCATAAATGCAAACATCAGAAGTGCTCCATTTGTATATACATAGAATCCAGAGATATAAGCTCCCCCATCGGCTATTTCCCATGCGGCCTTACTTAATATTATTCCAGCCGTGTCTTTAGTGAAATCAATTATCAATGATAAATAATCTTGATTAGATAATTGTTCTATGTTATCAAAAACAATAACATCTTTATGTAGATGGACGGTTTCTATCTCAACCGGCGTCAAATTCCCCGCATCCTCTGAATAATGCTCTTTGACAATCCAACTAAACTCAATTATCGTACCACTCAAAACAGTAAAACTAATTCCTTGAATGTAGTACCATGAAGATATATTTTTACTCGTGTCTGTAAGACTAATCAAGTCCCCAATATCCAAAGTCAAGAACGCATACATGTTTTTAGTCGATCTATTGGCAACCATATTTATTTTGTTCACTTTGTTTCTTGGGTCTTTTTCAAAATAGACGATTCTATCAGCAAACTGTTGACCTCTTTCAATATCACTTTGCATCACTTGACTCATTGAAAATTCACTCACATCATAATTTTCCTGTGAGGTTGTGTCACTTGCTTTTGCTACAATTTCATCTGATTGATAAACACCCTGTCCCCTGCATTGGAACTTTGTAACGGCACTATAATAAACCGAATTGTTTACTATCGTCACCGTTGGTTTATTTGAACCATAAACTACTGACACGGTATGATCGGCCGTCAAATCTGTCCCGGTTCCATATTTATTCGTGTTCATTGTGTAATCAGTAGTGCCTACTGGTTGAATCATCAACGAGTCATAAACCGTGATTGTCTCACCGGTGTTTGGTCGTTTATATTCACCGTCAAACGTTTTAGTCTGACCTGGAGCAATAGTAAACGGCGTCGTAATCTCATACAAAACGACCGGTGAAGCATCCGCTTTTTTCGGGTATGCAATTACTTTTGCATCGTTAATTATGTTCGCACCATAATCTCTATTGAGTGATTTAAAATTAGCGGTTCCAAATGTCGCGTCTTCTGACACGTCTAATATTAACTTCCCGCCATCCTCTTTTAGTAAGAACCCGCCATCCCCCTTAAGCAAGAATCCGGAATTTTCATTGTCTACTGGAATTTTAGATAATGTATTTAATCCATTCCTATGATTGGCGTTTTCAAAAACTAATGTTTCCCCCAAGTCAGTATCTGATTTTGTATAGATATATCCAATTTCAGATAGTGCAATTTTGTTAAACTCTGTTGCCACTTTCGTTTTCGGAGTTGCCGTATCAAATAAAGCATCAAACGCATTAACCCCAACATCTAACGACTTAGCTAAAGGCTGCTCTGTTATGTCATTTGTAAGCAGTGTTGAAATTGCAACATCCCCGGTATTGTTAGTTTGAATAATCGTATTGGTCAGTGACCTTTGGTAAGCATTACGCATCCAATCTAACACTGTCACCTTGACAAACGATACCGTCGATTCGGCGCTCCAAACTATATCATCTGGAACTATGTTTTTTACGGTTCCATAAAATCTTACATAGTCTTTTCCTTCAAATGTGTATTTCAAAACTATCTTTACACCGATATTCCATCCTTCAGTAACAGTACTCAAACTTGGATCCCATAATCCAGTAGAATTATTCAACCAAAAAGATAACGTGCCAACGTCTGATAATCTATCATCTTCTTGATTAGTCAAGAATCCTCTTTTTACCGTCAAAGCAGTTTCCACTAATTCAGTTACTCTATTTGAAGTAATGTCAACCCAGATACCATTTAGTTTTGCATATAACTTTTCTGTTATGTCCATTATCGCCCCGATTTTATAAGTTGATTGCTCAGAATAAGCGCGTTCATGTAAGGATCAAACGACCCTAACGCGTTCAATAGTTGACGCTCGAAGGAACTTGACTCACTCGCTCCTGTTGGCGTGATCTTTACGTGTTCACCTGATTGGACATTGATACGGTATGAGTCGTTTGGATAGCCGGGTGGTACAATGAAATCCGCTCCATTTGCATATCCCGTATCGCCATGCCGTAATCCTTCGCCTGAAGCAACGCCCTCTGCGATTGATTTAGCAACAGATGGAGACGTTCCACCTTGTCTTAGCGTTCTATAAATAGTCGTTATGGTATTAGTAATATTCATTCCATGAACGCTGTCAAAAGAATCCTGCAATTGTTGGTTATAAGACGACACTTCTTGTAAAAAGTTATATTGATCTTGCGCTCTTTTTGCGTTTTCTTCGCTCAACATCCCCGTATCAATTTGGAACTGTAACAGGAACGCCATATCGCCTTTAGATAAATCACCATCGGCTGTTAACATCTGTGTATAGACGTTCAGCATCCATTTATTTGTCATGTCTTGTTGTTCTTGTTTTAATTGTTCTACGGCGTCTTTTCGTTCGGTAATTCCCTTTTTATCCCAAGGATTATTTTTTATGTAATCTGCTAAGTCTTTTTCAGCCTGTAATAATTTTGCCTCACTATCTGTTAAATTCGAGGCATATCCAGAAACAGACTCGTAATAAAATTGCCTTGCATCACTGGCTTTTTTTGCAACTTCTTCAGCTGTTTCACCATATTCATTTAATGTACCAATACCATCTGCAAGTTCTCTATGCCAACTTCCAGAAGCATCCCTCCAGACATAAAAACCATCTACTAATCTTTTTCCAGTTATTTCTGCTGTTCCATTAGCAAATTCGAGTTTTTGTAAATCTATTAATTCTTGTTCATTTGCCCTATGTTTTTTTGACTCCATTATTGTGCCGTCAAATATTACGTTTAAATAATCAGCCATGGCTCCACTGGTAGATTGTGTGCCAGATGCTATTTTATTTAACATTACAACAAATGCGGTAAAATCTCCGATATTTCTAGAACCTATTTCTTCTCCTAGCTCACTAATGTTGTTCTTTAGTATCTCAACTTGTCCAGCGTATGTTGTTCCCATTGCCAGAGCCATTCCACCGACTTCTTTATTTAATTCTCCCATGATTAGCTTTTGATAACCAGCTACGTCTCCGGTTTCAAACATTGACTTAGCCATTGCTATTTGTGCATCTGAAAACGATACGCCGATTCTTTTCATAGCAGACATACCCGCAGGATCATTCAATGCTTTTCCAACTTGAATAATGGACGAATTCAAATCTTGACCAAAAGCAGCAGACATATCCATAGCTGCTTTCAATGCTTCTGGAAATACTTCTTTTCCGACCTTAGTAAAAGTCAACAATAAGGCTTCTGCGTTCATTATTGTTTCTTCTGAATTTACAGTTACCTTAGATAGAGAGGATGCGTATTGATCTAACTCATATCTTGAAACTCCTGCCTCATATCCAGTTGAAGCTAAAACTGAATTTAACTTAGCGCTCATTTTTTCAGCTTCGGCAGCTTCTAAAATTGTTACTTTATAAACATCTGATAATACCTGAAAACCTTTTCTTGCAATTTCTAACCCACTATTTAACTCTGTAAATGAACCTTTCAGCCCGCTTACTTTAGACTTTGAACTAGCCAACCCCTTTTCGAGGTCGGCTGTTTTTGCGCCAATGTTGTACCACATCGATCCTATTTGACCCATGTTACCTCTTTAACTCTTTTGCCTTTGCACGTCCATCCTCAATAGCAAAATGGTTTTGTAAATCATGTACTGATAATGCTCTGACTTCTGATAACGTCCAGCCCATTTTTTCAGCAAGAGTCCATTCAATTAATTCAATAGGAGCGGGTGCACCAAAACCAACACATTCGAACACCCGCTGGCTTAGTTTGGGTCAACTGGCCTCATGGCCTTTTCAACCAAGGCGTTATAAAACTTTTTGGCTTCATTCATTGTCAATGACGTTATGACTTTTTCTGGAAGTCCGGTAATTTTACAAAGTATTTCTACTTCTTTTTTTCTTGCAAATACCGGACTTCTCAAATCCTGCCACTCGCCAAAAGTCAGTTTATCCAGATCGAATGTAACCTCATCCCCATTCGGTAAAATAAAATCAGCCATTAGTTAGTCCCTTCAGTCCTTGCACCGTCACCCTGCCATGACACACTCGCAACCACGGTGTTGTTATATGGATAACTAAAACCAACACCGTTTGAAATTGCCAACTCTGAATAATACGGTTTGCCAGCGGCAGTGCCTTCAGGTTGCCATTTCAAAGTACCCGGAGTTCCCTCAGCTAAGATTGAATAAAGCGAGGTTCCACCGGTATTAGTTCCACTCTGAATATATGCAGACATTGAAGCACTAGAGTCTTTTACTCCAGCCAAATGCTTTTTATGTGTATCCGCACCACTCGTTTGATCATATAGATCAACAGTTGGAGTATAGTCAAAAGTGGTCTGATTTCCACTAATAACCGTTCCATTCCAACTTACAACTAATGCACTTCCTGAATAAGAATTTGTACTCATAGTTTAATCCTTTCAACAACGAACACGATATAAGGCTCCCGCGTTGTAAACGCGGTCTCCATTGCTCAATATTTCAGTATTTTCAATCTCACCTTCCCTGGCAGTCCAAAAATTATTCCTGCCTGTTATAGTCAATGTCTTACCGTGTAATAAACTATCTATTTGCGTAGCGATATTCCCGGCATTTGCAGTAGACGTTTTGGAATATCCTCGAATGTAATAAATAACGTTTGACTCTCTATTGGGTGTCTCGTTTGTCTCACCGCCACCTTGTAAGTTAAAAACTACGTAAGGGTAACTGGCATTATCCGGTGCAATGTCTTTATAGATCGAAGTAGTTCCCGCAAGTAAAGCAGTTAGCGCGGTTCCTTGCTGAAGTGTCAGATAGAGTGCGCTAGAAATGTTATTCATGACCTGTTAGTCCCTTCCAACGCTCACCTGAATTAAACTTCTGTAAAACATTTTCGGCAGCCGGTGTTAAAAACGGTTGAGCAGCTTGTTTACTTGTACCAAACTCAACAAATTCCGCATAATTCACACTCGGCCCCACGTTGACAAATCCATCATCTGGTTTAGGGTGCTGAATTGTTTTAACTTTAGGGTTAGCTCCCTTAGCATTTGAATCAGCAACATTGAAAGTATTCCCTTCCGGCGTTTCGGTATAGGTAGAATTTCTCATAGCCGAAGTATCAACCGCCGCTCGTTGTTTAGCTTCGCTCTCAACGTCAAAACCTATGATTTTCACAATCGCATCTCTGTTTTTTCCGAGAGCGTTCATAACCCTATCAACTTCTTTGGTATCGATAATTAAATTACTCATGTTTTTTCCAGTTCAGCGCGAACGAAAATATTCCAAGATCTATTAGAACCACTCACTGCCACGACATTATATTGATCCGACCCGTAAGCAAATCTATTCTGTGTAGTAATGGTAGCGTTATAAGGCAGGGTTAATATTGTCTTTTGGTATGATTGATACCCGCCGCCTTGTAATTGTTCACGACCATTTACAACGTCTATACGGCAATCCACAGCAACAGTACCCGACCACGCCACAGAGTTACCGCCTTGACCGTCACTTGTTTGTGTCGAAGTTAGCACGGTGCCAGAATCGGGCAGGAACGTGTCGCTTGCCTGTTGTCTCATAAAAGCTAATTGAGCGTTGCTTATTCCAGTCACCGCATATCTCCACGATAAATTGTTATGCTTTCTTTATGCGCTAAACCTTGGAAGTATTCAGCTTGTTTCATGTAAGACGAATAAACCTGATTACCTTTGATCGAATGATTGTCGCTTGACCAATCAACATTATTAGCCACATTACTAGCTTTCTTACGCCATATATCAGCGGCGGCGGAATTGACATCATAAGTCCTTGCGGTAACGTAGAACGCCGTCCCTCGTGTGTCATTAGTAAAATTAATAACTCCGCGCGTGTAATCGACTGAATAGAGCGAAGTACCAACAGCAGTACCACCCGCGTATTGCAAGTAAAACACCGTCCCTGATTCCAGATTAGGCGCTGTTCTAAATTCCTTGTAAACTACAGACCCCACCGCCTGTTCGGGGTGTACTTCCATCGGTTCGTATTGTAAATCTTGACGGTGATTATCTAATACAGTTTGGATATGATCATCCGAGAAGTAGGTAGAAGTCCCCACTATAAATTCGCTAGTCCCTGCATTAGATAACTCTCTTACGGTTTGTACTAAGTCAGTCATTCCAGTTCGCATAATTACACCTTATACTTTATGTGATCATCATACATAGTTGCTTTCATCATTGAAAATCTCTTACTTGCTGGTTGTATTCCATGCCAACCTAAAATAACCGGTTTCTCAACTTCATTGACGTTTACAGTAGCATTGAATCTGTCATCCAGCTTGAATATTAAATCAGATTCTTTAACCAGTTCGTTGAATGAACCTTGCTCCATCCATCTCTTATCACCAGGGAAAGAATCCCACCATTTACGCATGAAGTCTAAAACACCTTTGCCATTTTTTACAAAAACCACCCCGACATTTAAGTGAGTCGGCACTTGCCATTCTTTAGGGAACTTATCAGACTTGTGTTCACAGCATCCGATAAATTTATCAGTAAATGCGTTTCGTAAATCCTCATCACCTACTATTGCCGTATCTGTGTCAAGCCAAAAGACATATTCATATCCTCTTTCAAGAGCATCAATAATCATTTTGATCTTATGCCATGCCCCTGTTAATACACCTTTATCTAATGCGTAATCACCTATGTAACATTGGTAATCCATTTTGTGAGACATAGCATAAGCGGCATGTCTTTGGAATGTAAGACGTAACATATCCGAGAAGTGAAAACTATTAGGAATCTCATTCGAGTTACACTGTTGAATAATCAAGGCATTGTTCATAATCCAGCCTCAATTTCTTTCAATACGGGTTGCCAATATTTCGAGTAAACCAAATCAGCATCATACTCTAATGCGCCCTTTAATGCTTTTTCTCTCGATGATGGGTGTAAGTATTCAAGGTTCATTTTTCTCTCAATGGCTTCAATCTTTGGGATATATTGATAACTCCCTTGCGGTGTATAAAATGAGGTTGCGTCCGCAAAATCGATCTTGTGACCACTAAAACATAATTCACTCATTGCAGTCCAATCACCAACAATTACGGGGGTTCCACATGCTTGTGCTTCAACAATCGGAATACCAAACCCTTCCCCCATTGACGCTAATATAAACACGTCAAATGAACTATATAGGTTTCTCATAAAATCAGTGGGAGCTCCAGAATAAGAAAAATACGGATCGGTAAATATAACGTCTTTTCCAATTTCTAATCCCATTTGTGGACACAATTCTCTAAAATGAACCGCGTCTTGTATTCCCTGTCCATCGTTTGTATGTAGTACATATACAGCATCTTTGTGTTTCATCTTAAATAATCTAAACGCTGTCATCATTTCAACAAATGACTTACGAGACGGGTGAGCGCCTTTATTCATCGCCACTGTTCCAACTATGTATGTATCCTTTGGGAGTTGTAAACATTCTCTTGCTTCTTCTTTTTTCACTGGAAAATATTGCTTTGTATCAACAGCATGAGGTACGTAATAACAATCCATTCCTGCCTCATGCGTTTTTTCTACTCCATACTTACTCATTGCAATTCGTTTGTATGCAGATTTCAATCTCTCTCTTACTAAAGGAGGCATAGGGTTAGAATCTACAGGATAATAAGGAATCCACTTATAGTTTCTTGGGATCCTTTCAGTTTCAATTACCCACGCATCAGTAAGTGAAAACATTATGTCAGTACCATACCGCGAGGTATGTTCCCAACATATATCTTGTCCATAGGGATGTAATGCTTGCGGAAAAACTTTTATTCCATTTATATCAAGTATGTTACCAGTAAGGCCACAATAAGCAATTAAAGCAGGGTCGTGACCATCTTCCTTGAATCTTGGTAGGAATAGGTTTGTTTGTGTTCCATATCCCGACCCCCACCATGAAGCGTTGCTTAACCATGTAAATTTCACGTTATCCCTCACGTTTATCCCGTTTGCTGCCGGCCAGGGCTGGGATATGGCCTCTTCGCGTCTAGACGCTAGACCGGCAGTTTTATTTTACTTACCCATTACGGCGTTGAATCCACCAGTAACGTTGAACGCGGTAGCATTCACGGCAGTACCAATGTATTCAAGAGCCACGTATTCACCACCATCCACCCAACCATCAGACACGGTAGCAAATCCAGTACGTGTAGTTCCAGCAGTCCACGCACCCGAACCAGCGATTGAGCAAATAGTTCCAGTAGGAGTCTGTGATGTTCCACTTGCTAAAGTAACAAGAGCAAACCCAGGAGCCGAACCGGCGGCTAATGCAACGTCTGAGACAATCCATGTCTCTGTTACAGTGAATCCACCACCATTAGCATCAGCGGGAGCTTTAGCGAACGGCAAGCGAACAGTACCAACATACACAGTGCCAGCAAAGGCAAAAGAGTTAGTCAAGTGATCCATATTTACCTCTTAGCTTTCCGGCGCAGTCGCGTCAGCTTTGATCTGGACGCCTAATTCAGGACGCCATACGCCTTTAGCGTATACCATAGACAAGTTCATTTCTACACCGCGCCGTGATTCGTCACGTTCTGGACGAATACGGATAGGCCGTCTCCAATCAAGAGCAATTGCGTTCTTGGGGAACACACCTCCGACGAAGTCTCCAGCGCTATCAGCGCTTGCAAACACCTGATAAATGTCAACCCCCATATAGCGGGCAACAAATCCGTTACGGGTCATTTCTTCGGTGTAACCAGGTGCCTGTGCAAGTGAAGACCCAGCAACAGATGCGGCTTTAGCTAACACAGCGTATTGGTAACCATGTAAAACACAAGACAACGGAACCATAGCGTTCTTGTTGGCGTTTCTAGCCTGAGCGATTGCAGCCGCAACCCACCCCCAAGTAATAGCTGTATTGATAGTGCCAACGGTACCACCGGTAAGGCTTGAGAATAACCCTACTACGTCAGTTTCAACATAGCTCAAAGCAGCCAAACCTAACTCGCGTGCGGCATCGTTAGCAATATCTTCGGGTACTTCTGATTCTTGACGAAGATCTGAAATAAAGAATTGATCACCGTATTCATACGGGGTCAATGTTTGATCAGCCGAAGGCGTAAAGCTGGATGAAGTCAGATCGTCTCCATCGCTCACTTGCTTGACCGTAGTGGAATTATATTTATAACTCACACGCGGGTTAGCGCCCGAAGCGTCTCTAAATACAGTAACCAAGTTTTGAACTGTTGCCAGTTCACGCGTTACAAGGTAAGCGCGTTCTTGGATGTCTTGGGCGATACTTGATACGTCACCCCAAATGTTATAACCCATAGTTACTCCTTTTTTATCTTAGCCCCATCTCCTTTAGTATTTCTAATGGGGTCTTTTTGGCTTCTGCTTGACCGCCCGGATTAGTGGCGTTAATGTTTACGGCGGTCTTTTTCGGTAATGTTTCCAGAATTTCTTTAGCGTCTTTTTCGATTTCTTCCGGTGTCTCACCTTGTAATCGAAGCGCTAAACTTTCTGGAAGTCCCAACTTAGTTGCGATTGATTGCTTCAATGATTCCGTTTTCAATCGTTTGTTTTCTGCCTCAAGTTCTTTAGCGCGGTTTTGCAACTTTTCAGTTTCAGACATTTCTGCCTCTTTGCGTTTTTGTTCCGCGTCTTTGAACTTTTGTAATTCCTTTTCAAGGTTTACTTTAACAGTATTTACTTCGTCAAACCTACTCTTAGGAATCATGTGTTCAACGGTATCGGTATTTTTCGGCTCCGCGGCCGGTTGCTGAACAGGTGTTTCAATTACAGGTTCTTTTTTTTCTATTGCTACTTGATCTGACATTTCTATTTTCCTTTTCGTTTTTAACGTGCAACGCCACGCAGGAGATTAATAACAAAATAGCCAGCCTCGAATGAGGTTGACTTAAAACTACATATAAAGCGTTGGCTATTGATTACTTACGGATTGTGCATCACGCACTTAGTACATTATAACACATTATTTTTTATGTGTCTTTTTCTTCTTTGAAACACTTATGGCAATTGCAACTGCCTGGGAATGTGGCTTGCCTTCTCTTTGCAACGTCTCAATATTTTTACCGATGTTCTTTTTACCTTTTTTGAGTGGCATGGTTATTCCTTTCGTGTTAAATAAGACATAATCATCTGCAAGTGACTTGTAACCCGCTCCTCGTGTTCAATACCATCCTCGCGCATTTCATTCAAAACGATATGTAATAACTCGTGGATGATAATTTTTTCAATTTCTTTTTCTTCCATGTCTTTGAGTTGAACATAACTAAAATCTAAATCAGCCGTGAAGTATTTCCATGAACTGTCACACGTTGCCGCCGTTGAATATCCTTCATCCCTTGCGGCTCCTAGATAATCTCGAACACCGAAATTTATAGTCCACATTCCGAGAAATAGATTAGACTTCCATTTCTTCAAATACTTATTTATAACAGCTTTCAATTGGAGTGCAGTTCTATCCTTCACGGCGCACCATTGCCTGACAATACACCATAACTATATTCCCATCTAATCCCCTGTAATTAGTGACTGATACGCCGCCTTGTGGCTGATATCCCAAATTAATATTTGCCTCAACCAATTCAACAATATCAAGAACGTCATTGGCGTGGCAAATTCTATATTCTCCGTATTGATGGTCTTTTAACTTCTCAATAGTATCAATAATGTTATTTCCCTTTTTTACATCAACCGGCGCGTTCTTACTTCCCTTTGGTCTACTCATTTAGTTGCCTCCCACAGCGAATATTTATTTTTCCATTTATGGTATTTCATCATTTTTAAATATCTATAAATACCCGGCTTGATTATCGCATGATAGTATTTTTGTGGATATTTTTCTCTCGCCTCTGCAATCAACTTTGCAATATCGCTCCAGGATAGTTCACTCATTATTCTCCTATCAATTCTTTGAGCGGAGTTACCCCGCGCATTTCGCCATACACATCATCCGGCCTTTGTGTTGATAATTGAGACAACTCGAAAGCACCGTTTTTATAAGCCTCATAATACTTCGGCCCCATCAAATCTCTTTGTTTATTTTCGTCTAAGGAGTTGAACCAATCCTGCCCAGCGGTATCACTCCCGAACGGGTTTTCACTACCGATAGTCAACGGGATCATAGCACAATGCCCGTTGTAATGGTCATCCATAACCTCATCGGCATCGTGTACGGTTCCATGCATCACGACACAACTCATACAACAGACATCATCTAGGGTAGACATCCATACCCACTTCGGGCAAATATCACGGTTAGCCACGTATGACGCCCTGTTAGCCTCTCGATAGCTGTAAATCTGCACCGTACGCGTCATTCTCAAAGCATCCGTAAGCCCACCGCCTAAGCTATCTTGTATAAGCCTTGCGATTGTCTTAGGGTTATTCCCTAGCGCCACGTTATCTATAATCGTTTGCGCAACTCTTAGCGCGTTTTCACCAGCCAGTTTTTCAAGCCGTTTCATCAATGTTGAACCTTCGCCAAAGTATGAGATTAGGGTCTCAATCGCTTTGGGGTTCAATTGTCTAAATACTCCAGCCACGGCAGGATTACCGGCAATCGTCAGCAACCTGGCATTGTTCGCTCCCAATTTGATAGCATCGCTTGCCGCCTGTTGCATGACAGTTCCCGCGTACCCTTGAAACTTCGTTAGTTCTTTTTCAATCTCAAGAATGAGTGATTTATAAGAGTCCAGTTTTCTAACCTTTGCGGCGTTTATACCTTCGATGTTCGCCATTTCTAGGGTCAATACTTTTATCTTATCCTGTAACCGACCGTACATATCCCCATAAGCCTTGATAATCTGAGACAACGCTTTATTATCCCGTTGCTCTAATGCTTTACGGAATTGATTAGCAAGGTCTACTATGTTAGTCACTGGTTGATCGGTCATAATTAACTAATCATCGTTTTCACAAATGGATCATTTTTATCTATCTTTGACGAACAAATTGATTGCATATAATTAAACATTCCGCTTCTATGTTCGTTGTTTATTCTCTGCAATAATTTTGACCATTCAGTCGCTTTTTTATCAAGTTCAGGTGATGCCATTTTTAGAATGTCAAAATACCTAAATCCATCAGTATTATATTTAATTTCAGGATAACGAGAAAGATATTTTTCTACTTCCCAGTGACATTTTTGTACAAATTCCGTATATTCTTTATATGTTTTATCGTCAAGATTCATAACCCATTTACCGCGCAACCCTTCAAAATCAAACATTTTACACCTCCTCAAACTTGCCGCTTGTTGGCTTGCCATCCACTAATCTGCTTCCAACTCGCATAACTGTGTATTGATCGACTGGTTCTATGACTTCAACTAAACACGCTTCATTCCCTGATAGCGCTTGCTTACAGATTGATTGTAGCATATCCTCATTCTCCAATAGATAATACTTGAATCCGTAAACATCGGCTATCTTTTTCAGCGGTGGTAATGTCAGTCCGCTCTTTTCAGTTGATCCAACGTACCGTCCTTCAAAGTATTTATTCTGCGTGTTCACTATCGACCCGTAACCGCCGTTATTCAAGATGAACATTTTTATATTCAATTTGTCGCGTCTTACTAATTCTAACTCTTGACTGTTCATCTGAAAACAGCCGTCACCACCCACGTAAACAACCCGTTTACCAGTTGCATATGCACTACCAATAGCGATAGGCAATCCCGCCCCCATTGCACCGATGGCGCACGCGCTCGGAAAACGTTGGCCAAATTTTACCCGCCATGACTGCAGTAACCTACAAGTATTAGTCCCTGATTGTGAGGTTGCTATCACGTCATCTTTTGTGCATAAGTCTGATAGGGTGTCAATTAGTTTATAGTTGTTTATCATGCTTTTCTATTCTTAGTTTTGCTATTTCCATTCCAGCGTTTACTAATGCCCTGCCAACCTCTCCATAAGTTAGGTTATGAAATATTTCTGCATCGTTATCTATCTTGTCTTTATTTTCAACAAACTTATCTAAACAATATTGTATTTGTTCGCCAACGTCTATTTTCTTTTCTGGGTCGTAGAAATTATCCCTGTTTATCATTAGTTCCCTCTGTAAAGTTTTCTAAGTATTTAATAGCCGATTTTAGGATTGAGATGTCGTCACTCATTCTACCAATTCCCTGATTGCAATTTGAACAAAGCAATCCGCGAACTTTTCCAGTAACGTGGTCATGATCTATTGCAAGTCTTCTAATTATTCCTTGTTTCCTATCAAAACTCGTTTCTGGTTTTCCACAAATAGCGCAAACTCCGTTTTGTAATTTAAAATAATTTTCATATTCTATTTCATCAATATTATATTTGTTGATTATATAAGAATTTCTTCCGCACTTTCTACAATAAGAACCTTTTCCACTAACAGTTCTTTTATCTGGAGGAAATTCGTCAATGTTTTTTAATTCATTGCATTTTGTGCATTGTTTCATTCTATCTATAATAATAATTTTTTTTGATTCATAATAACAATCTCTACCACAATATTTCATGTTTTTACTTGGACTACTCTTATATTCTTTTCCACATTGTTGGCATGTTTTAGTTGTCATTTTATAAACACATTCTCTTTTTGCATCTCTTTAGGTCTTAGGGTGTTTATTTGACATTATGACATTCCTATTCTTGATTCCAAAACTTCATAATGCCATTTCCAAAATCCGCTTACCATAAGACCTAACTCTGTACAAAAATCCTCGTCATTTTCTTTGATGTTAAAACCAGACACTTCTAGCCATTGAATACACGCGTGAGAACATTCATGTGTAACTACGCCTGATCCATAATCTCCTTTTACAAAATGAATTGTACCAATATTTTGCTGCCAAATAGGTTTTAACGTCCCGCCTGGTAATTGTTCGGCGTTGTATTTATTTGGATGAAAGAATGCATACCACGGAACTTTTTTACCAGCCCCATATTTTGAAAATAATTTTCGATTACCCCAAACCATAATATCAACAATACAACCATTTTTGAAAATATATTTATGCGAGTAAACATCTTTTATTTTTTCAACCATCTGGCTTATCCCTTTTCTAAAATGAATATGTTTTGTTTTTGAAGTTCTTTACACTCTTTTACCCATTGACCATAGTCCCCTCCAATATTCAACGCACACAAAAACTCTTTACAATCCGCGTTTATCTTTAGCCATGAATCGTCAAACTTCTTTAGCTCCGCAGGGTCAATGTCTACCACAATCTTGACGGCTTGTTTTGCGAATCCATCTAAATTATACGCTACTTGATCTAAGTCTAGTTTCACCCCTAAAACTAATATCAGGTCACACATTCCAGTTATCTTGTTGGCCGCGGTCTGACCAATTGCCCCCGGTCTGCCACAATAAAGAGGATGATTGTCTGATAGCAACCCCATTGACTTCCATGTTAGCAATACAGGGCATTTGAAGGCATCCAGAAGCCCGTAGAACTGTTTTTCTGCGTTGCTTGATACAATTCCATGTCCTGCAAAAATAACAGGCTTAGAACACGTTTCAGTCAATCGCTTTACGTTGTCAACTCCGACTGCGATATTCTCTTTATTCTGCCAGTCTATCCACTCGTTGAATTGTACTGAAAACGATTCGAGTTTGTCGGGTTCTATTTCAGCGCTCTGAATATCTAACGGAATGTCAACCCAAACTGGACCCTTGCGTCCGTGCATAGCAGCGTGAATCGCAGCGCCTAGAATAATTTTTATCTTTGATGGGTCTTTTACAGTCACCGCATACTTCGTGATCGGTTCAACTATTGAGACAATATCACATTCCTGCGTTCCTTTATATCTCATTCCAGATTCACCCATCATGTGAATAGTTTGAACCTGACCGGATATAAATAATATTGGCATTGAATCCATCCACGCTGCTAGGCAAGGTGTTACTGCATTAGTCCCACCTGGCCCCGTTGTAACCATGCATACGCCTAATTGATTTGTCATGTTAGCGTGTCCATAAGCCATGAATCCTGCCCCCTGTTCGTGTAATGCAGCAGTGTAGGATAGTTTTGACTTACCCAGTGCATCATTCAGGTGCATACTTCCACCCCCCGACAAGAAGTACACTCGTTTGGTGTATTGGCTTACAACGTCAAGGATGTAATCAGATAGTCTCATATCACTATAATTTCATTCTCACATTCTAGTTTTATTCTATCAACTAACTTGCCTTTTTGTGATTGTGCGATAACTAAAACGGTAAAAGTATCATACGGTTTCTTTTCATAAACAGGTAATCCATTGATCGTCTCACCTATATACGCGGGATCGTTACATACAAAATATTGTACATTAGGCCAGTATCTAGCCAACAAGTGAGCACAAATATCACCGTATCCCCAAATTACAACAGGTCTATCCACAAGTTCTTTAAGCTTAGTTAATTTTTCTGCCATGTTACGAATAACGAACCATTGAGAATTACAACTAACCACAGTTGAATCTTTGACGAACACGAACATTCTACACCCGCCGTGTCTCTCGTGGTATTCATGTGTCTCTTGTAATTCAAATCCGTATCGCTCCATGAGTCTTAACATATCGATCATTCTAAAGTGATTAATATGTACCTGCGTAAAATCAAGTATGGGCATTTCAAGAGGTCTCTCTAACGCCATTGAAGTAGCATCTGGAATGTCAACGATCAAAGTACCACCAGCTTTTAGCGACTTTGATATTTTATCCATAGCATCGTTCATATCATAGATGTGTTCTAAAACATGCTCTGAGACAATAACATCCACATTACCGGGCATTTCTTGACCACACCCATAAACAGAGACATTATAGAATCCATTTGATCGTAGGAACATCGACAATCCAGAATCGCCACCGCCGAAATCTACTATTTTTATATCTTTGTCGAATTGTCCCGAGATGTAATCTGCACGATCTTTCAATCGTTTTTGGTTGGCTTCGTCTACCACCCCATAACCGTATTTCTCGGTGTAGTACCAGTCATAATCTTGTTGAGTAATCGTAGGGTGATCGCCATAAAGCATCCCACATTCACACCTAAACCAGTCAATATAATCAGGACGTTTCCAATTATCGGGAACTAAAAAATCAGACCGCCATAATTGAAGTCGTTTATCAGAATTACACACAGGACATCGCCTCATGTCTACTCCTTATCGCACTCGATACAATTCGTTCTATCAATGTCACCAAAGAACTCGCATTCATCACACCTTGATCTAAATTCTAACATCTGTCTGATTCCATATTCCAGGGTAAAGTGTCTTTGCAATCCCAAGTCCTCTGCTTTACTGCAATCAGGTACATAATAAGGTTGTGCATCAATAAAAGGTTTATTGGATTCTATAATTTCAGCGGGAGGTACAACGTAAGACGCCACTCTCATAGCCAACTTGTCAATAGTTATTTCTCGATTCCCTCCGACGTTATAAATTCCATTCTCTGATTGTATGAGTTTGCATAACCACACAATTGCATCTGCAATATACATATAGGTTCTTACTGAATGAGAATAAACTATTAATGGTTTGTTATTCTTTACGGCATCAACAAAGGCGGTGATAGCAAAATGGTTCTTCATTCCAGTACCACAAAACGCAAACAGACGAGTAATACAATAATCTAATCCCGAACGCCTCAACACTAACTCACTTCTAGCCTTTTCAATAGCGTAATCGTTTCGCGTATTGTAAAGCATATCCTCTGTTGCTTTTTCGTGTAACGTCCCGTAGACCGCCCCGGATGAAGCGTAAAGGATTTTAGCGTTTGATCGTTTCGCACATTCTATTACGGGTTCAATCGGAGTGGGTGCAAAGTGGAAGATGTAATCAAAGTCTATCAAGTGTAAAAATGGAAGTAGGTTCTCTCTTTCAGGAACATATAAAGGTTTGCATATATCGGTCAACGCCTTGCGCATCCACGACCCGAAAAAGCCAGACGCGCCGGTTATCAGGACTGACTTATTCTCGAATCCATTTATGTGTTTTTGCATGAATTGAATATCATAAGTTTCTGACAATGTAACTCCTCTCCAAAAACTCACTAATCATGTTAACAGTATAGTCTAATTGATCGAAATTTAGACCATGCCACGAACCCACCCAAAACGAATCGTTGTGTATCTTGTCACAATTTGTAAGTGGTTCGTCAATGATAAACTTTACGTCTTTATAAGCCGGCTGTTTCGTGATGTTACCGGCAAATATGACCCTTGAACCGACTCCCTTATTGTGCAGGAATAGCATAATATCTTTGCGCGTGAAATCAACACCATCCCTCAATGTAAGCGGGAATCCAAACCACGGCGTATCAGGTAATACAGACTTCGGTAAAATAAAATAGTTTTCAAACTTCTTCATTCTCTGATAAAGGTAATGAAAATTCCTGATTCTAATTTCTGTAAATCCAGGCAATTTCTTTAGTTGTTCAATTCCAATCGCAGCTTGTACTTCAGTCGCCTTCAGGTTGTATCCTATGTTTGAGTAAGTGTATTTGTGATCCCCATTATCAAACCTATGACCGCACGTGTTATCCTCACCCGGTAGACACCAACAATCCCTGCCCCAATCTCGGAGTGAGCGAAGTGTCTTATATAATTGTGGGTCATCTGTTGTCACCATCCCGCCCTCTCCCGTTGTCATGTGGTGAGCGGGGTAGAATGAGAATGTCTGCATGAGTCCTGTGTATTTTCCAGGAAACATTGCATCGCACGAATCTTCTATCAATGAATATGGATGGTAATTACCTAATGTCATAGCACCATAAGTACCGCCTTTAGGTAACAGCGTTTCAATATCAACATCCACTAAGTTGATGTAACCTTGATTAGTTTGTAACAATGGATTGATAGTAGTTGGAAAAGATAGCGCAGGAGTTACGTATAATAATTGCCCGCTTTTCTTTGTCAATGCACTAACGGCTAGTAAATTAGCAGAAGATCCGCTATTGCAAAACACGCCGTATCTCTTACCAACATACGATGCAAACTCATGCTCGAATTGTTCACTTAACTTATAAGAGGCTATCTGACCAGAGCGTATAACTCTAATCGCAGCCTCTTTTTCGCATTCGTCAATTACTTGACCTGATATCGGTACTCGTAACTCATTACCTTTATTCAATCAGCACCTCCCAAGTGCATTCCCTTATTTAGTATAGCACGAATTATTGACCTCTTGTAAAGTTAGCAAGTAATGCCGCGCCGATGTTATCTCCCCGTGATTTTTCTTGCTCTATCTTTGGTTGTTCATTCTCATAGTTATAGCCGCGATTATCAGAGACCGTTTCCTTGCTTGCTAATCCGTTCTCTAAGTCGAATTTCAACCCGGCGATTTCTTCAGTCTCATTCACCGGTAACGGATCAGGCCATTCGATATTACCTTCGTCCTCTTGCATACCAGCCAAAAGTAGCATACGTCTATTGAGTTCCAAGATAGCGTCGCCGTATAACTGTTGTTTAGTTGCGTTCTTTGCCAGCGCGTCTTGATATAAAACTCTTATGCCAAAGTTAGTCAATGCGCCTAGTTTGTCATTCATGCTTGAAATATCAACAGTCCTTGTAATGTCAAACATTGATTGTCTAAGGGTCATAAAGTAGCTGTTAGAACTTGACAGGTCTGATTGCATTTCGACTGACAATATATCTTGACCCTGAGATAGTGGCACAATCTTACCTGGCTCAATATCAACAGGCGAACCATTACCGAACCCTATTCCCTTTAGGATAGGGTGAGCGTGTAATCTAAGAATCTTAGAGATATTCGATGACGTTAAATTGATACGATCCTGTAACAGTCTTACGTCTGAGGTAGCATCTGGAACCCCATAAACAGATTCAACGCTAGGTAAGTTTTGGCCGTGAATAATTGGCGGGAACTCCCACTCCCAAACCTGCTTAGTTTCAACCTTGAATTTGCTATTCTCAAAGATTCCAGATTCTATCAACCACTGTCCATTTTGCTGCAATGACGTTTTTTCCATGAACACTTTTTCTTTTCCATCTCGCTTGACCATGTAAGTAATGACATAAGCCGTAACCTGTTCGATGTCATCCTCTTTGGTTTCAATGGTCATCAACAATGGATCCAAAACAACAAGACGCGGAATACCGTTACCTTTACCATCTGGAATAACCTTACAATACCAGGTGCCAGATTCACCACCCGTAGTGCCTATTTTGTGCAGCAGTAGTTCTTTACGGTTCGCATCCCACACTTGATTAAGATATTGTTCGGTTGCATCATTCTGGTAATCAAACTCAATCCCCTTGCCAAATAACATTGATACCGACCTGTCTATGACAAGGCCGGTGAAGTTCATAATGATATTGTCATCCGGTGAGGTTGGTTTATTATGTAACTGCTTTTTCTGGATACCTACGCGGTACATCCTCTGTCCAGCAAGCTCTTTTCTGCGTTCCGCATACGCTTGCGGCAACATCCAGTCATTTATTCTATCAGCCACGCGTCCGGCTATGTTGTCAAATAAGCTATCAAATATACCCATAGGTTGCTCCTAAAAACTATAATCTAGTAGTTTCAATTCTTTTCCAATAGCCTGATGTGCTATTGCTAAACTCATTACACAATCATCATGCTGACCCTCTGGAGCAGAATAACTGTATAATCCCCCGGGCGTTCTCTTGCTTTCAAAGGATAATAACTCACCAACTAAAACAGGATTATCCAAAATCTTTATGCTCCCGTGTTCAAATTTCGATTGCAAATCCTTTATGATTAAATCCTTGCTCGCATTAGTTGTCTGAAAAGGAATGACATTTATTGACTTGTATCTTAAGTGATCTAATACGCCTTGACCAATCGAGTTTACTTCTATCATCATTCCTTGTAATCGCCAAATGTGAAATATCGCCTCTAATCTGTCCTCAAGTACAGGATAATCTAACCTATTGAACCTATCCATAAAAACCATGTCGCCGGTTTCAGCATCTAACACGGTCACGACTGTAAAGTCCACACTAGAAGCAACGTCAACACCGGCAACGTATTGTCTACCTTCAATCCTTTTATCCAACGGTTGCAAACAAGCAGCTTCTTGTACCCTTCGAAACACCATTCCATCACTTGTAATAAATTCAGCTAATATCTCTTGTCTGTAAGTGATTTCAGGTAGTGTGCGCTTAGCCTCTTCCAACTCACTCTTAGGTATGTACGGATTATCCCAGGTTGATCGCTGCCAACTCGACCATTCAGTCTCTAGGGGGTCAGCACCGCGTTTGTATAATGCCTGAAAATAGTCATACCCTCTCGGAGTTGAACATATCATCGCCCCGCCCATGAGATCCATTAGAGTCACCCTGATTACATACTCCCAAGAATATTGTAAGTGTGCAACTTTAGCCGCTTCGTTGATAATCACTCGTTTATAGTGCTTACCTCTCGAAGCGTCTTTGTCCTCTAATGACCACATGGTTATATTCCCGCCCGTGGCTATTTGTAATCTTTTTTCCTGTTCGGATTTGTCCGTTGTAATTGGTGCTAATGTGTTTACTAACCAATCCCAATTTTCTACTAATACTTTGTAGTTAGGTTCATACCACGCAACCGGATAACCTGATAACATCCCTTCAACCGCGTAGTTACGTTGTATGACATCCTTGCCCCAACGGCGGCCATTACACAAAACATTGAACCGATTAAGGTTGTCATGTATCTCTTGTTGGCTCGGATGATACGCTGGTAATATTAGTTTGACCGTTTTCATATTCTACAATTACCCTCAATCCATTGTCTGCAATATCATCAAGCGCGTTCTTAGCTTGACCGTCCACATGCACGTACAGCCACTTCATAAAGTCAATCCAATCCTTGACTGATATTACACTGTCCTCTGAATCTTTAGGAAAACGTATCTTACCAGTTGTCACGGCAGCTACGATGTTTTGCGCTATCAATTTCTTACCCGGAACTTCGCTACCATCCGGCAAAGTTACTTTATGAGACAACTCCTTAACTAGTAAATCGGTCAAAGCTCTATCCTTCTTTGGCCGCCCGTTCGGATTGTTAGTTCTTCCTTTTACACCTGCCATGTGTTACCTTTTGTAAAACAGATTATTGACCTCGCAAACTCTTTTGCGCTGGTCTACCTTGTTTGCTATCATGCGAGTTGTCGCCCACCGTTTGATCTTTAGGCGTACATTCAATGTCCAAAACAACACCAATGCGTTGACATTCCATGAACATAGCGGCTTGCATTATCGCGGTCTCTGGCAAGTCGATTGAAACCCGTATTCCGTGATCGACAAGGGTCTTGACTCCATAAACCGCTCCATAGCATTTGATCGGCTCACTCATTCACCACTCCTGGTATAGGTCATGCAAAAGCAAACTTACTAACTCGAAATAATCCAAGTAGCCAGTCAAACCAGATACGCCATTTATTCATCCCATCCTCACAATCTAGACAATTGCCTGCTTATGTTATTGTACCATAAATGCGAAGCCCCGCCAGATAGACGGGGCTCGGATGCTACTTCTACACATGGTAGATAAGACTATGTCTAGTATAACACACGCCCCCTGACCGTTTCCGGCCAAGGGGCAAAGAGAAGAAGAATGCACTCCTATTATACTACTTTTCTACATTCCTGATGAAGCGCGTCAATTGCTTCTTTTGCATCACACACTTTTTGAGACAATTCAAGGTTATGGTATATCAAGTCCATGCGCTTGTTCATCTCTGAATTAGGGTGTGCAATTTCAGCCGGCGAGACTTGTAGATTCTTGAAGTCCGGTAAAACGAACGTCCATGAATCGCCGTCTTTAAATACTCTGATTTCTTTCATTCATTCACCAACTTCAAAGTATGCAGCATTGCCCTTTTCCGCTGCGTCTTCCACGGCAATACCAACGATCAGCGACACAATGACCGGCTGCCACGCTCCGATAAGCCAAAGGATGTTATTCCCTACTTCTGGAGATACGTACTGGCCAATGAAATAGGTAGCGGTTGACAATACAACGTCAAATACCATGAGCCAAAACTTGCGACTTTTCAAAATCATTATTTACCTTCCTTTTCTGGAATATCTGA